GTAAAAAAACAAATGAGCATTGAAGAATATCAAAAGCAAAAAGAAATAAATAAGAATAGAAAAGTGTTTATGAAGGAATTGCAATCAAGTCAAATTTACTATAATTTAGAGCAATGAAAATTTTATTTAAGTTAGCAACAAGAAGCAGACCTCAAAAGGCTTTAAAGGCTATAAATAACATAATAAATAACTGTAATTCTAACAACTACCTTATATTAGTTTCAATCGATAAAGATGACGAAACAATGAAAGGTTTTGACCACCCTCATGAAAAAGTTTTTTTAGTTGAAGGTTATTCAAAAAATAAAATAGATGCTATTAATCGTGACATTGAACTTGTAGAAGATTGGGATATTTTAATAAACACATCCGATGACATGGAGTTCACGGTAAAAGGCTTCGATGAAATAATAAGACAAGACTTTAACGGTTACACGGACCAAGTTATACACTACTCTGATGGTTTTCAAAAAGGAAACCTAATGACTATGAGCATAATGGGTAAGGATTATTATAAACGATTTGATTACATTTATCACCCAGATTATGTATCTCTTTGGTGTGATGCGGAAGCTACAGAGGTGGCTTGGATGTTAAATAAGTATAGGTATATGGGAGATTCGAAAGTATTATTTCTTCACATGCATCCAGCTTGGGGAATGTGTGAAATGGATTCTCAATACTTAAAAACAGAATCTCCAGATGTTAATCAAAAAGATTTGGAAACATTTATAAAAAGAAAATCAAACTACTATGGGATTCCAGAGCATTTAATAATTAACAAGCCAAGTAAATATCAGTTATGATACTAAGCATATTAATACCTACAATACCAGAGCGTGCGGCTTCTTTTAATAATTTATTTTTTGAATTGTATTTTCAAATAGAAATGCAAAATTCTTTTGGTTTAGTTGAAATAATTACTGACGATTCAGAAAAAGGAATAAAGTCAATAGGGCAAAAAAGGAATGACTTATTAAACAAGGCTAATGGCGAATATGTATGTTTTGTAGACGACGACGATAAAGTAGCTAATAACTACCTTAGATTAATTCTAAAGGCATTACAAAACAAGCCAGACTGCGTTTCATTGAAAGGAGTTATAACAACTGATGGGCAAATGCCAAGAATATTTGAGCATTCAATTAAGTACAATGAATATAAAACAACTCATAACTTAGTTACATACGAAAGATACCCAAACCATTTAAATGCAATAAAACGTAGCATTGCAAGTCAATTCAAGTTCCCTGAAATTAACTTTGGAGAAGACACCGACTGGGCAACACAAATAAACCAAAGCGGATTATTAAAAAAAGAATATTACATTGATGAGGTTATTTACTACTATAAATACATTTCTAACAAATGAAATATATAAGTTACTCACTTTTCGGCTATGGTAAAAAACAACAAGACAATTGTTTTGATTTCAACTCTTATTTGCGTGGTTTATGGATTAACATTCGCCTTGCTCGTTGTTTGTACCCTGACTGGAATATTCATATTTGCGTTGATGAAAACACTCATAATGAGTACGAAAGACTATTTAACCGTTGGAAGGCTTACAAAGTAAGATTTAGAATATTACCTGAAGAACCATTATGCAAAGCTATGTTATGGCGGTTATTACCTATTTTTGAACCTAACGTTGAAAGAATACTTTGCAGAGATACTGATAGCCCATTAACATATAGAGAGGCGCAAATGGTAAAAGAATGGGAAAACACTCCGAAGGTAGTACATGCTATTACAGATAGTGTTTCTCACAATATACCATTAATGGGTGGCATGATAGGGTTAAGTCAGCATTTTAGAGATAGGTTTCAAAGTTTAGAATCTGTTTTAGATAATAGAGACTATTCAATAAAAGGAAGTGACCAGGATACATTGAACGCAAAAATATATCCGATTTACGCTCAACATGGAACTGAATCTATTATTCAGCATTATATATTAGGAATGCCAAATACATTTTTAAGTGGTTACAGAAATACTTTTATTGATTCACCATTGGAAAATGTAAATGAAGTTTACAGACAGACAAACGATACATGCGGACATATTGGGGCTGCTGGGTATTATGAAGCTCCAACAGTTAAATTTTTAAATGGTTATGACCAGTATAAAGATGAATATAAAGAAATAGAATCAGATTATAAACATATATTTTTTTGGGCAAATGAATAAATTAATATCACATCATTTAGGAATGGGAGACCACATAGTTCATTGTGGATTAGTAAGGCATATTTATAAACGTGATGTAAGAAAATATGACACTATCTTTATTTTATGTTATAGGCATAATGCAGAAAATGTAAAGAGAATGTACGAAGGTTTAAATAAAATTGAACTTTTAATAATTAATAATGAAAATGAAATTGGAAATGCAATAGATGATTTTGTAGGAGACAAAGAGGATTTTCATTTGGATGAGCAAGGTTATGAACTCTATAATCAAATAGGAGACGATGCTTTTTTTGAAAATAAAAAGTATGATAAAAAGTTAAGAAAGGAATTTCAAATTAAAAGGGATTTAAAAAAAGAACTTGAACATTTTAACAATTACGCATCAAGTCATAATGAATATATTTTTGTTCATGACGATTTGCAAAGAGGTTATGAAATAAAAAACTTACCTAATTTACCAATTGTAAGAATATCAAAAGATGTACCTTTATTTGAAACCTTAACAATAATTGAAAGAGCAAAAGAATGCCACGTAATTAGCTCAGCTTTTGTTTGCTTACTTCAATCAATGCCATCATTAAATAAAAATGTAACTGTACATACTTCAGTTAGAAATCCGCATTTACAAAATTATTTTCAAAATGATGGTTTAATATGCAAATAAGGTTAGGAATAGGAGATATATTAATTTTTAGGGCTTCAACAACTGAAGAACCAAATATTGAAATAAATAAAAGTATTATAAGAGAATATAGAAATGATTCTAATGATTACTTTATTTTTATAGAAAAATTAGTTAAACATTTATTTAAAAATGTAACAATTATTGATGAACCTGCTTTTCTTAATTATAATATTAATAATATAAATAATGACATTTCTAAATATTTTGAATTTGAAAAAAATAATGAAAATTATATTTGTTTACATACTAAATTAAGAATTGATAATGAAATAGAAGAATTTGATAAAAATAAAAATGAATTTTTTGAAATAATTAATAATCTACCTTTTGAAAAAGTTTATATTATTGGAGAAAAAATAATATCAGAAAATTTTGAAACTAAATATCATTCTCATTCAACAATATATTCTTCAATCAATAATAAAAATTATATAGATAAAACTGTTGAAACATTGAATAATAATCCATCATGGGAACAATTTATTAAAGATTTATCATTAATAAAAAATGCAAACATGAATATAGGAATTGGATTAGGAGGCAATATGGTTATGTCAACACTATTAAATAAAAATAATGCCTTTTACACATTAAATATTAATCATAAATATTTATCTTTTTTTAATAATACATTTTTTAATAACTTAAATAATTTTAAAAACATAATATGGAAACACCAGGGAGCTTAATAGACAAACTGATTACAGTTGATTTAAAAATGTGGAATAATCAGGAAGCTCTTTATGAAATAAGGCGAATGAGTTATGACGAATTTTATCAAAAATATAATGGTAACGAAGAACTTTATGCTATATTAAAAAAAGCATGTGATTTAAATGTTCAACGTAACTCTTTGATTTATGAATTGGATAAACTATTTGAAAACCTAACAGGAAAAGAAATGGCATTTAATCCACATAAAACTTATTAATGGAGCTTGCACTTTTAAATATGTATTTAGAAAGCGGGTTAACACCTCAACAATTTTATGACTTAATAAAACAAATAAACGAGAGACTATACTACGAAAACATAAATCAATGATACAACTATTAGCAACTACTTACATAATAGCAAAGTACATCCCTAAGCCTAAATTGTTAATGAGAAAACCTTTCACTTGTCCTCTTTGTTTAACTTATTGGAGTTTCTTAATTTACCAAATAATTAACTTCACAACTTACTTTGATTTAATTACTATTCCTTTTACCTTTGCATTGTTGGCTTCATTAGCTGAACAGATAAACGATAGGTACTTATTATGATTCCTGATAACATAAAAGAACAATTATTGAAATGGGAGCAGATGGGAAAAAACTATTCACCAACATTCAACTGGACTGAACTAAATGAGATAGCAGTTAAGTGTGGTAACAAACCATTCAACTTAGGATGTGGGGATTGCAGAAAACAACTTTTAGAATACCTTTTAGCAGTTATAAAAGATGGAAAATAAATTAGCGATAACAATATTTTTAAAATATAATATACCTACAAAACAAACTAAAGAATTAAAAGATAAATTTGTTAAAGCATATAATACAGAAAATGTAATTATATTAATGGGCATGGAAAAACAAACTATTTCAATTACTAATTTGGAAACAAATGAAACTATTGTAATATAATGGAATCAGTAAATAACCCAAAACATTACGGAGGAGATACAACCTATGAAGCTATTAAAGTAATAGAAGCATGGGAACTAAACTTTCATTTAGGTAATGTAGTTAAGTATATTAGCAGAGCAGGTAAAAAAGACCTCACAAAGACAAAAGAAGACCTTTTAAAAGCAAAATGGTACTTAGATAGGTATATTAGCACTTTATGATAAAAGAGATAAACATTAAGGAAATAAAACCGAACCCAAACAATCCTCGTGTTTTAAAGGATGATAAGTTTAAAAAGTTAGTTCAATCTTTAAAAGATTTTCCTGAAATGGCAAACGTTCGTCCTATTGTAGTTAATACTGAAATGATAGTATTGGGAGGCAATATGAAATTAAGAGCAATGCAGGAAGCAGGATGGAAAAAAGCACCTGTGCAAATAGTTAATTGGAGCATTGAAAAACAAAATGAATTTATCATTAAAGATAATGTAGGCTTTGGTGAATGGGATTGGGATGTTTTAGCAAATGAATGGAATGAAAGTGAATTAACTGAATGGGGTTTAAATATTCCAAATTGGGATGCTGGATTGGATGTTAATAATATGACAGAGAACGATATTGATATTGAAGAGGAGTTCGACCCAATTGGAGTGTCAAAAGGATTGCATCGAATTATATTTATATTTGACAATGAAGACGAAGCGATAAAGTGGTATGGTGAAAATAATATAAAATCAGATTATAAAAAGTTTGGAGGGTCAGATGTAAGTGTTTGGCACGTTAATTTAAGTACTAAATATGCAAAATAAATTTCCAGTTTATATAATTAGCAAAGGACGTTATGAAGTGACTTTAACAGCTGACAAATTTGAACAAGCTAAAATTGATTATTTAATAGCAGTTGAACCTCAAGAAAAAGACAAATACATAAAAAAATTAGGCGAGCATCGTGTTTTAGTTTTACCATTTTCAAATTTAGGATTAGGAAGTTATCCAGCACGAAATTTTTGTTGGGAACACGCAAAATCAAACGGTTATAAATATCATTGGTTATTTGATGACAATATCATGTCATTTTATAAATGGGTAAATGCAAAACGTATTCAAATAACAGATTTAAATTCTGCTTTGGTTTATGTTGAAAATCACACTATAAAAAATAATATTGATTTATCAGGTTTTGAAGAGTATAATTTTAGCCGAACAATACCAAAAAAACCTTTTAAATTTAATTGTCATGTATATTCTGCGATGCTTATAAAAAACGAATTACCATTTAGATGGAGATTAAAATATAACGAAGATGTTGATTTATGTTTGCAAGTTTTACATAATGGCGGAACAACGTCACCATGTGTTTATTATACAATAAATAAGGTTAGCACATCAAAAAAAATGAAAGGCGGAAACCAAACGGAACTTTATAAAGGAAACGCAAAAGAAAAAAAAATTTTAAAAGCAAAAATGTTAGAAGCAGTCTGGCCACAATATGCAAAAACAGTAATTAGATTTAACAGGCCTCATCACTTAGTTGACTGGAAAGTGTTTAAAAAGAAAACAAAATAATTATAAAATGGCTTACGATAGAAAAAAGATATTTAAATAAGCAAAATGTCCGACAAAACCGACATAAAAAAAAGAGAAATACTTGAAGCTTTAGAAAAAAGTTTAGGTATAGTTACAACCGCTTGTAAGCAAGTAGGAATAAATCGTGATACATATTATGAGTGGCTTAAAAAAGACAAAGAGTTTAAAAAGAAAGTTAAGGACTTGGAAAATGTAGCACTTGACTTTGCAGAAAGCCAATTACATAAACAGATAGCAAAAGGCAATCCACTAAGCACAATGTTCTATTTAAAGTGCAAAGGAAAGAAACGAGGCTACATTGAACAACAAGAATTAAGAGTAAGTGGTAATATGAAATTCACAGCGGACTTTGGCGAAAGCAATACTATACACACCACACAGGAATCAGAAGATAATACATGATGCTATAAATCATAGCAATGAAAAGTATTATGTTATCAATATAGGTAGGCAGTTCGGTAAAACCTTACTCGCCTCAAACCAGTTATTATATTGGGCATTAAATAACAAGAAAGTTAAATGTGCATGGGTATCACCAGTATATAAACAATCAAAGAAAGTATTTGAAGAGGTTTATAAAGCCTTTGCAAAAAGACCAGAAATATACAGAAAGGTTAACCAGTCGGAGTTGGTCCTCGAATACATTACAGGTTCAACAATTCAATTTTTTAGTGCAGAGCGTTACGATAACATCCGAGGTTTTACGTTTGATTACCTTGTATGCGATGAGTTTGCCTTTATGGATGAGAAAGCATGGACTG